CGCCGGGCGCCCACTGCTCAAACAAGTCAGCGAGCGCGTGCGGGTAGGTGTCGGCTTCCACTTTCAGGTAGTCCCGCATACCGACACTGAAGTCGATGGACTGCCCGCGCCTAGCGCTGGACTCTTCCCGGATGTGGGCTTGCCCGGTCATCGTTTTGGACGCGAACACTACGACGCCACCTGTTGGCATCTGCTGGCCGATGATCAGCCAGTCGGGGCGGTCACTCATTGCGAGTCAGTCGCCTTTCGTGCCGCGTACTTTGCCCGGAGTCGAGCGTTCGTCCGTGCGTTTTCGCATCGCAGGCACCACTTCGCGTTACCGTGGCGTTCCCGCATGTCGGCACCGCAACCGAGACAGCCGGGACGCAGGTCACTATCCTTGCCGTCCCGGCTGCAATCCCAGTCAGTCACGCTGCGCTCCGGTGGCTGCCCTTGTACCGACTGGCCCATCGCCCGTAGCTCCACTGCGCGCCGACACTAACGGCGTAGCAGGTGTACATGACGGCGAGGAACAGGGCGAACACGATCACTGCGATCAGCCACACGAACCCGACGATCAGAGCCGCAACCGGATGGTTGAACACGGCTCCTTGGGTGGTGGTCATCCCGGAATCCTAACCTGCCCTTGACTACTAGTCAACGGGATTAGCGGGGGTAGAAGCCGATGCCTTCCGGCACCGGACGATCTCCTTCGTTTTTGTACGGGTGCACGGTCAACTGGTGCACCCCGGTGCGGGACCGGACCGCCATCACCGTCGACCCGCCGCCGTCCATCATCAACGCTTGCGCGACACCCAGGGACCGCATGAACGCCATCAGCTCCCGCATCGTCACACCCCGCCCGGTCGCGGTCACCAGGATCAACTGACGGCCACCCGGGTACACCCCGACCACGGTGCGAGGCGTCGCCGCGTCGTAGCCGCAGGCAGTCGCCCCGGCTGCGCTGTTCTGGATGAGGATCGTGCCGCCACCAGCAGCGGCCCACGGGTGCCGGGTCGGGGTGGTTGCGGCGACCGCGACCGACACGACCGTGCCGACCTTCCACCGCGCCAGCTTCGACAGGGCGGTGCCCTGAGCGACGATCAGCAACGTTCCCGACGGCACCGCAGCGACCTTCACCCCGGCATACACGCCCACGACCCGGCCGTGCCGGACCAGGAATGTGCGGGTGGCCTGCTTCGCCCAACCCAACTTCGGGAGCAGATACGTCGCCGAGAAATAGTGGTTGAACACGCTGATGCCGTTCGCGTACACCTGCTGCGCGTTGTACGTCTGCCCGAGCACCGTGACCGCCTTGTGCGGGGCAGTACGACGGTTCAGCTTGATGCTCAGCTTCACCGACGACACCGCGACCCGCTGATCAGGCCACGTCACCAAAGCATGCTGATACGCCGAAGTGCCCTTCACTGGGACGCCGCCAGCAGCGACAACCACGCTGGTCGGCCCGTAGGGGGTGAAGAAATCGCCGTTGACGGCGGCGAGGGACCGCCCGGTCATGTCGCGGACCTGCCGCCGCCACACCACCGCAGTGTTGATCAGCGGCCGAGTCGATACGCGGGAGATGGAGCCGTAGGCGGTGAACAGCGGGGACCGTCCGGGTGCTGTGTACTTCCGGACCACCACGCCGGGCGTGTGGTACACGACCGGGTGGGCGCCTCCGCTGTACGGGGAGCCGGGGGTGGCGCACTGCGCCGGGTAGGCGGGAGTGGCGCCTGTCGAATGCGCGGTGAGGACGACTACTGCGGCGCCTGTGATGAGCGCAGCGGTAGCTACAAGGGATGTGGTTTTTGCCATGACAAAGAATGTACGGTGCTATTGACTACTAGTCAAGGGCTAGCGGTATCGGTTGCCCAACATCTGACCGCCCATCGCCGCACCCACCCCCGACGGCAGATTCACCTGCTGCGGTGGGCGATGAATTGACACCTTCACCGGATGCCCCAGCAACCGATCGAGAGCTTGCGTCATGGCGTCAACTTGGTCATCGTGCTGGGAATTGGGGAACGCGGCGCTCTCGTCAATCAACGCTTGCGCCCATGTGGCGAGTGTGTCGGCCGGCAGGAACACGTGCCGTGATTCGATGAACGGCGACACCGCTACCGCCCGCGCATACTTGCCGTCCTTCACCTGCACCGGTACTAGTCCCGTGATTTCCCGTCTCAGATGGTCAATCACGGCAGTACCGTTCGCTTTGTCTTCCACGAGCTTCAGCCGGGTTTGCGGCCATTCTTTCGTGACCCGGCGTACCGCGTCCACGGTCGCCGTGAACGACAGGCGGTCATGGACCTGATCCAGCAGATACGCGTCGTTCCCCCAGCGTCCCCACACTTGCCCGACCACGTAGTCGGAGGCTTTCGTGTCCTTGAACGCCATGTCCCACGACTGGAGTACCTCATCGGCGCCGAGTGCGAGCATCGTGCCATCCGGCTGCCGGACCGCTTTCGGTGCGTCGTAGCGCTGCCACAGTTGCCGCTTCAACAGCGCACCCTCAGCAGGTGCCGGGCGTCCCTGGTAGAGCGCCGCGAAGGTGCGTTCTCCGACGGCCTCCCGAATCTTCTGCCATTGCTCCATGGTCCGGCCACGCGCCGATTCCATCCACTGCCCAGGTTCCCGGCCGAGCGGATCAACCTCGCCGCGCTCCGGTCGGTGATCGGCGAGAGCGGGGATGTTGACGACTTGCCAGTCCTCTAGATCCTGTTCGATCAGCCGACCAGCAAGATCATCTTCATGCCAGCGTGTCATAATAAGGACACACCACGCTTCCGGTGCGAAACGGGTACGGGCGACATCAGTCCACCAGTTCCACGCCGCGTCCCTATATGCGAGAGATTCGGCTTGTGCCCTATCTTTGACTGGATCGTCTATTATGAGACCCTCAAGTGGTCGCCCGGTCAAAGCGCCGCCAAGACCAACTGAATAGAGGCCCCCGTCGCTGCCTTCCAGTTGCCACTCGTGGGCCGCCGATGTGTCGTTGCGGACCTTCAGGCCAAGCTCGGCATGCGAGTTGATGGTGTTGCGTACAGCCCTTCCCCAACGACGGGCGATGCCCATCTCGTAGGAAGCCTCACCTAGCCGCAAGTCCGGATTCAGCATCAACATCCACGTAGGGAAGTAATGCGAACAACGTACAGATTTGCCCTCTTGTGGGCTCACGGAGATGATCAGCCGCTTAATCTCACCTGACGCGACCTGCACAAGCTTCGAATCGATCAACTCCAGCGTCGGAGTCTGCACCGTACGCGGGTCAAGGATCTGCGCGAGCTGCCCAGGGGACGCCGCATCACGAGCCGTGAACGCCGTGGACTCCAGTTTCGCAGCCGCCATTTCCCACACGGAGAGGCGGCCAGCAGTCATACCCGGAGTCTAGTTGACTACCTGTCAAAAGAGAGCGGCCACGGCGAACCAGGATGTCTACTGGCAGGTGTCCGTGGGTTCGGGAGGGATGAACCACACAGGGCCTTGTCGCCGTGACCACACTCAAACCTAGCCAGTCCTCGGGGGACAACTAGGAACAACAGGCCCCAGCAAGAGTGAGGCAAGCTGGGACGGAAGGTGCCTTGCCGCAACATCAGTCACGGGTTAGCGCCTGAACGCGAGCCTACCCTGCGCGCAACACGCAGATCGGTTCACAGTTCGCGTGGCCTGACTCGGACAGGCAGCCAACCAGTTCGGGACATCGCCGAACTATTGAGAGCACGTGACCCGAACATCAGCGGGGCGGAACAACTGCACAGCACTCGGCTGATGGGTTGAACCGCTGACGTTCAGTGGCAGGCACCCAAGTCGGGGGGACCGTCGATGCCTGCCATGTGAAACCCTAAACGGCCTAGTGACTACCTGTCAAGGGGGATGGTTAGGTGAGTTCCCCGGCACGGACACCAGCGGTGAAGGCGGCCCATTCGCCCCGGCTGAAATACAGCACCGGGGAGTCCGCGTGCTTCGAGTCGCGGACTGCGCGCCCGCCGTCAGCGAGTTCCGCGACCTGCACACAGTTGCCGTTGCCCTGGCTGAAACTGGACTTGATCCAAACCTGCTCGGTCATGCTGTCGCCTCTCGGTGTGCGGCTTCGTACGCGTCCTGGATCGATCGGGCTATGCGGCCCCTGTTCGACAGTTGATGCCCATTCGTTCTCGCCCAGTCTCTCACTGCGGCGAGTTGCGCTGGGTCGGTACGGGCAGGCTGACGGCCGTTACGGGGCGTCTTAGCCTTCGCGGTGTCCTGCCGGATCTTCCGGCCCGCTTCCATGAACGGCTCCAGAGCGGTGTAAAGCTTCTCCCTGTTCGCTCCAGTTAGGTCTATTTCGTATCTGTGTTCGTCGACACTGAATGTGACGGTAGCTGCCCCGGTGGCAGTCCCGTCCAGATCATCAATGAGGCTCGTGTTAGTTACGGTGGCCATGCGGAAGTCATCTCCAAGAGTGCTGGGTGAGTGAACTATTTTACGCTGCTACTAGCGGGTAGTGACAAGTTCCCGTTCCTGCCGCTGCTCATACGGGGAGAGGACACGCCACGAACCGTTTACGTTGCGGATCAGCCATGTACCGCCAGCGACTTGATTCCCGATCGCAGCCCATTGCCGTGCATCGGATAGGCGTGTGAACGTCCCGCCGACTCCACAAGCCCGGGTATACCGCTCCGACTTCCCAGCCATGAAGTTGAGTGTACGTGACTCACGGCTGTGGGTAGTTTCCGTCCGCTAGACGTTTCGTTATGCCGCAATCACAGTAGGCGATGCCGTCGATCACCGCGTACGCCTGATGCTCATGCGGGGCGACAGGTTGCGGGCGGTGCCGACCATGGCGTTGATACCGACCGAAATAGGCGGCTAGCGGTCGGCGCAGGATGATCACATCTGCTGAAACGACACACAGTAGGCACAGATACGCGGCCCACACCGTAGGAGTGATCACGGGAGCCGTCCGAGCATATCCGGGATTGCCTCGTGCAGATGCCACACGAGTTGTCCATCAGCGGCGAGCGTCGTCCCAACGTACTGGATATGCCCGTCAGGCAATGGTTGGCCCGTCCCGAACACTTGGAAGTGGCGAGTGAAGATGCCGCCCTTCTCGGCGTCATCGTCGAATTCGGCCCAGAACTCCACGATCTCGGGTGTGCGGGAGGCAACGGACAGGATTGGGTTCCGGTTGGGCCATCCGCGTAGAGCGTCGTACAGGTCTATGGCGTGCCACTGGCCGTCCACAGGAACCTCGTAACGGTAGATGGCGCGCATCAGTCACTCTCCGGTTCGAAGCGGGTGTAGGTGAAGATCCCGCCGTCTGGTTGCGGTCGGAGCGCTTCACCTTGGACGCAGAACTCGCCTCGCTCAGCCTGAGGTAGCACCATGAGCGTGCCTTCAAGTTGCCAGTCCGGCAGGATCGGCTTGTAGTCCATGGACGTTTTCTCTACGACCGGGAACTCGTACGTGTGGATGACGCCGGACCCGAGTTGCTCGATGATCACGGTGACTTTGCTGTGCTCGGGTGGGTCTATGTTCATTCTGGTTCCCTGTAGTCGGCGAGCCAGTCCCCGCCCGTACGGAGCAGGGCGACAGCGTCCGCGAGGTCATCCCCGGACAGGCCCATAGAGTTGGTGGCGCCAGCGCCGTGACGGCTGATCACGAGCCAGTTGCGGTGCGGGAATGCTCGCAGTGAGAACGGGCCGAGTTGCTGCACGTGCGCCACGTCCTGGTCACTCATCGAAGAACCTCGCGTTCAGGTAGCGCAGGACCCGTTGCATCGTCGCCGTGTCCAGTTCGTTGTCGCACATGTTGAGGAGGTTGACGGCCATCTCGACGTACCGCAACTCGGCGTCATCGAGACTGGTGACCAACTCGAACCGGATAGGCAGCTCCATGCTCACCGTTGGAGTCCTTTCACGGCTTCGGTGAGTTCCCGGATAGCGTCCACCTGAGCGAGAGCCGCCTGCAGGGACGCCGACATGAGGTTCAGGCTGGCGATCTCCACGATCGCCTCGAACGCGCCGTCATCGTTGTTGATCGTCGCGTCAGCTAGCGAATGCATCGCGGACTGCCATTCAGCGGCAGCTTGCGCGTAGTGGTCAAGGTTGCTCATCAGCCGTCGCTTCCGTACGTGTAGACGACCGGACCGTCGACCACTGCAACGATCTTGGTTTCAGGGTTCGGGGCGTGCCATGCGTCAATGTATCCGGCTTTGTCCCGATGGAAGTCGCGTTCAAGTTGCACGTGCCACGCGGGGTCATCCTCGGTGGCGTCAACGGGAAGGTTAGGTACGGCACCGTTCCGGGTTGTCTGGTCTAACCGAAGTCTCGCCCAAGCCTCATCACGGGAGTCGGCTGCGACAACAGCCGACTGGACACCGTGCCCTGCCGTGGTTAATTCGAAGACGAACAGTTTCACCGCCGTTTACCTTTCTTCGCTGGTGGTCGTTTGCCGCCGGGTTTCCGGTTCCGGTTCCCCACGGCGCCGGCACCGAACAGGCCTAGTACGGCCGTGACGAACCCGCCGACGATCTCGATCGGCGTCAGGAAAAACAGACCCAACATAGCTATCCTTTGCTCCTTGTGTGTGGTCCGGGTTCTTTACCTGTCAAATATTTCTCCACACAGGAAATGGAAGTATGGAGTTGCCGGGCGATGCTGTGGTTTGACCAACCAAACGAAGCGAGCCATAAGATCTCGGAGTAGAGCACATCTGACTCAGCAGTGCGGACGACGGGGCGGTCAGGCATCGGGTCGCCACTCGTCGCGGTAGCCCGGGCGATCGGCGTAGGGGAGCGCGAGCAGCGGCAGAACTTCCTCGTCTAGCGTCTCGTGGATCTCCTGTTGCCGACTGTCGCTGTATGGCCGTGCTGTCTCGTGCCACCGCCCGATGATCCGCCGCTTGGCTTCGCACTCAGCCAGCACCCGGGCCGGGTCGAACCGCTCAACAAAATCTGTTGCCTCGGGAGTGAAGCAATCGACTCGGCTCCGGAACTCGACGAAGGCGCGAGCGATGGCCTCATCGTCCTCGATTCTGGCGGTCAGGAACTCGGTCAGGTTCATCGCCATCAGCAGCAGCCGGTGCGGCCGAAAGGATCGGTGGGGTCGTTGCATTCGTGGCAGGACGTGAGGATGAATGGAACCAGAATCCATCCGGCTGCACCGAACCTGGTTACGGCTGCATGTCCGCGTGCGGAGCAGGACGGACCGGTGCGGGGGCACAGGTTACGGCCAGCGGACACGTTCACTTGGTAGTCGCCGATCAACGCGAGTGATCGCGTCTTGAAGGTGCCGTGCCAGCCCCCAGCAGCCTGTACACGCCGATAGCAGGCGTGCAGGGTGGTGAGGTAGCCGCGCAACTTCCCCGTGTAGCAGCGGCGGAACGCGTCCCCCGGGTCCCAGTTACGGCCGATCACGACTTATCCACGGCGATGCCTCTTCCTAGTTGATGGGTGATACCGGTAGTCGAGCAGATATGACTGGACGATGAGCACGGTCAGGATGAACCCGACTCCTGCCGTGAACCCCAGCAGAAACCGGATCACAGCATCCAGCCGCCGCGTGAGAACCGGTCCATCCAGAGCGCGGCGAACAGGATCACCCCGGCCACGAACCCCCGGTTGAGCAAGCGGTCCCGGACCCGGTAGGAAGCGGATGCGGTCGGGTCGGTTTGGCATTGGGTGCAATGCGGCGCCACCCGCACCCGGTACCAGTCGATAGCCGCAATCAGCAGACGTCTCATGTGGGCATCCTTTGCCTGAGTATGTGATTGGTGCGGTTGAAGCGGCGCAGTTGGGACACCCACTCGTCGTCGGCCATGCCGTTGCCGTCGTGACCCCACCGTTCCGCGAGGCTGCCACGCGGCAGACCCTGTAGCCGCTCCTGGAGTCGTGTCTCGTACCACGGCACGTATCGGTTCCGGACCCACCTGCGCATCCGTACAGACACGTACAGGACCGCGAACACTGCTGCGAAGATACTCATACCGATCTCAACGACCGGGCGGCCCTGACAGGCTCATACGCGGTGCAGCCGCAATGCTCCAGTTCCGGTGTTTCCTCCAGCGCAAACCGGAGGTCACCTAGGCAGTACACGGCCCGTCGGTCTAGATGGTGTTCGGCGGCGTCATGGCCGCACAAGCAGATACGCATCACAGCAAACCGACCTTGCGGAGACGCTCGTTCGTGGCCTCAACAATCCGAGTCGCCGTGTAGACGCCTCGCGGGCGGGGCTCATGCGTAGGCTGGTATTCGTCTACGCAGTGCACGCCGGGGCGGTTGAAGTTGGGGTACACGCCTAGGTGGCAGTGGTCGCACACAACGGCAGTCAGGGTGCATCCGTCGGGGGCTGCAGCTTCGAGATCCTTGAACAGCATCGTCACTCCAGCTACTTGGGGATTGGTTTGGATGCCGCCACCCTAACCCACCCCTTGACAAGTAGTCAATAGCAGAGTTTCATCGTTCACATGACCACAACCCCAGCCCTCACTGTCGCCCACGGCGGCACCCGTCACGGCGACACCCTGCTCTGCACGTCCGATGAGTTCCGCGACCTGTTGAGGTTGCGGGCGATGCGCCGTGACCTGTACGCGTTGACCGGGACCGCTGTCACGTCGGTGTCCGTCGTTGACCTGCTGTACGTGCTGGACGGTGAGTGATGGCCGTCAGCGTGAACACGGGACTGCCCTTCGATGGCAAGCATATCCGGGTTGTGCTGGAGGGTTTGGCCCGGCAGGAAGGCACGAGTGGCGCTGTCATGTTTAACGCACCCTTCGACTTCAACCGTCACGTGACCACCTACGTGCACCCGGAAGCCAGCTACGTGATGTCAGTAGAGATCGTCCCGGACCCGTTGAAGGTCGGCGACGAACTCACCGGGGCCAGCCTAGAGCCCCCTGAGGGCACAGTCGTGATTGATCACGACACTGTCGTGTGGCAGCGGTTCTCGAAAGACTGGCGCTGCCCTCAGGGGGGCTACTTCACTTGGCCCGGTCTAGTGAATTCGCAGATCCGAATCCCACTCACTGTCTTGTACGTCCCGGAGGAGACCCAGTGACCAGCCTGCCGCCGATTGACCGTGACACCGCGCTGCGGCTCCTCGAAAAGCAAGTCCAGCTAGCGGGCAGCAACTACGTGTACGCAGCTCACGACAACGTCTGCCAGTACGTTGAGGGCGGCCAACCTGACTGCCTCATCGCCCGTGCGCTCGTCGACTACGGCGTGCCCGTCGCAGTGCTGAAAGAGTGGGACAGCCCAACCCGGGAGATCCGGCAAGCATGGGAGAAGTTCAACCCATCGTTCCTCACCCTAGCCGCCGTGAAAGTGTTCGCGGTCGCACAGGACAAGCAAGACGAGGGGCAGTCTTGGGGTTACGCGGTGGACGCTGCCCGCAACGCCATGAACATGGGGCTGGCATGACCGTCACACTCACACTCAAAGTGGGCGACAGATTTTGGCTGGACGACTGCGACTACGCCTACACGGCACTCCGGATCTTGGTTGACCCAGCGGACTGTGAATGCTTCTACGTGATGACTGACCCCAACGAACCGCCCCTGCTGATCTGCGCCGAGGACATTGTGGAGATTCTGCGGTGACAACGATCGGCGACCGGTTCAAAGACTACGAGATAGTGACCCGGACAGCTTTGCCGCGTCGCGCATGGACAGTGATCCGGCTAGACGGCCGGGCTTTCCACTCCTTCACTCGTGGCATGCAGAGACCGTTCGATGCTGCGTTCGCTGACGCTATCGACCGGACCGCGCAAGTGCTGTGCGGGGAAGTGTCCGGGACTGTGCTCGCCTACACCCAGTCCGATGAGATCAGCCTGATCCTGGAACCCGGCGGGATCACCACGCAGCCGTGGTTCAACGGCGAGATCCAGAAAATCGTGTCGGTCACGGCTTCGCTGGCTGCAGCCGTGTTCAACCCGATCATCGGGAAACCTTCCGCTGGAGTGTTCGACTCCCGCGTGTTCACGGTGCCGGATCAAGGTGAGGCAGCGAACTACCTGATCTGGCGGCAACGCGACGCCACCCGGAACAGTCTGTCCATGGCAGCGCAATCCCAGTTCAGCCACAAAACGTTGCAAGGCAAGTCGGGTAGCGAGATGCAGGACATGCTGTTCAACGCTGGGATCAACTGGAACGACTACCCGGCACGGTTCAAACGCGGCGGCATGGTTGTTCGGCGCAGCGGCGAGCAGATCTTCGAGTTCATCCGTAGAGACACGGGTGCCCATGAGACGGCCACCGCTATGCGATCGTGGTGGGAGGTTGACGCTGCCCCGCACTTTACGTTCGATACTGCAGTGGCGACGCTGTCCACAACGAATCTCGTTGATCTTTAGTCCGGGAACCTCCGCATTCTGAAGATCAACCGTTTCGATTTGACTGCTCGCCATACTAGTTGTTAGTGGGGGAAACGATGGCACGGAGGCCGCTATGCCTACGCACCCAAACCTGATCACAGTCAGTGCATCCGCTGTCACACTCGCGGGGGTGGGGTTGATCGCTAGGCACCGCATCCACTACTGGCAGGAGTGGGCCCGGAACGTGTACGACAACATTGAAGGCAACCTGCTGGACCGGCTCGACGTCGAACCCGACATGGACGAGTTGACCACGTGACGACCCGTGAAGCCGGCATGGAAATGCACGCAGCAATCCACGACCTGCTAGCCGAACGCGCCGCGCTGAAACAACAAGTTCAAGACCTAGAAACCGAGCTTGAAGTCGCCCACCAGATGCTCCGACAGCAGTCCCGGGTCGCGTCGTGAGCCCACTCGGTCTGGTTGTTCTCGTCGGCGCCTTGTTCAGCATGGGGCTCGCCGTATTCATCTTGCGGGACAGCCGCGACTAGTGGGCATCTACTCCAGCCCCATACCGCCGGGAATCAACTTCACCCACCCGTACCGGCTGCGCACCCGGCAGCATGACGGCGCTGTCCGCATGGTGTGCGCCTGCGGCCACGCCTCCGACTGGATGGCAAGTGAGGCGGGCGCCCAGTTCGAAGCCGACCGGCATGTCGCTACCGGCTCCAACACGTGGGACCGTGGCTAGGCTCCGCGACTGGCTGTCCTGGGTTTTGCTGTGGCTCTACGCCAACCGCTAGAGCCCTTTCGCTGCCCGGATTAGTTTCTCTTCAGCTTGAAGCCGGTCGATCTCGTTCTGATCCCACACGGGCTGCCACGGTAGACCCGTGTCCGACCGCTTGAGCCCCGCCGGGATCTCCCGGACATCGCGATCCCCACGAAATGCGGGACGCAGCGCGAACGTTCCGTAAGCGCCAGACCCGGTGACGCGCTCCAAGACGCGCCCATACCCTGGCCACCACTCCCAGATAGACGATCCGTAAGGGTTGCCGCCGGACCCACCATCTTTCACTTTCGGCATGTGATGTTCCAGCCAGAACGCGACACGGTACCGCGCACGCATCTTGTCTAGCACGGCTCGTACCTCATCGGCTGCCACGTCCCAGTGATCACTGCCTCGCCGGAACGATTTATATAGCGATCCGAATGCGACAAGCTCCGGTTGAGTCTCAGCGATCACGCGTTCCAGGAGTTGGGCGTCAGCCCGATCCCTAAGGTTCATGCCCTGCGGGACACGCCACACATGCCCACGGTCACCCAATTCCTCACCTAGGGATTCCACGCGTTGCAGTGGCTCCGCAGACTGCCGGGCCACCATGCTCGGAGGGTTCTCTAGATCCACCAGCAGCGTCCGCGCGGGACGGATTTTCACGTCCTGCCGGAACGGGTGCACCCCCGCCGCGATCGACCAGCACATCTGCCGAGATAGCCACGACTTCCCAGCTCCAGGAGGGGCTAGCAGGAGAAACACGTCCTGCCTTTCAATGAGCCGTGGCACCACGAAGTGATGCGGCCTGTCCCGTTCGGTCGCGATGAACTCGCTCCACGTGGAGAGCCCCTCAACTGGAGCATTAGGGTCCGGTTCATCCACCAGCAACTGGAGATGAATGGACTGTTCAGCCGCCGCCGTATACATGTCGTCATCGTCTGCGACGTCATCGGCGATCTGGCTTAGCCGTTCGCCGAGTTGCCCCAACGACCTACGTCGGGCAGCAGACCTAACCTGCCGCGCGTAGTAGCCAATGTTAGTCACCAAAGGGCAACTGGCGATCAAAGTATGCAGATACGGAGTCCCACCTACCTTCACCAACTCCCCGCGTTCAGTCAGGATCGGCAGCACTGCTACTGCGTCAGCTCGCTGCTTTGCATCAGCCAAGTCGCAAATGGCATTGAAGATGACAGCATGCCTAGGCTGCCAGAAGTCTGCAACTGACAGCAGTCCGCGCGCCTCTACCGTCGCAGTAGCTGATTGCAACATAGCGCCAATGACTGCCTGTTCGGCTTCTAGGGCGCGGACTGGAGCGCTCACCATGGCGTCACCGCATGGGCGACGGTGTTGTCGACAGTGAGACTCCTGCTGTTGTACCGGATGGTGTTACGCATCCAAGTACGCCAAGAGGCAGTCCAATCCTTAGCTGTAGTTCCTTTGGATCTGTGGTGGTCCAGCCATTGCTGAGTTTCTTCGGCGAGGTCAACCCTGATGTTTTTTTCTCGGGCCCATCGCTGTAGCTCGTCAGTGACTTCGAAAGTGTCCGGTGCTGTGGTCGGTCGTTTCGCTGGCCGTTTGTCGTCGACGATGTCGAGGTGTGGCACCGGTACAGGTTCAAGGTTCAGGAGTGTGGAGTGTGGTCCTAACTCACCTAACGTAACCACACTCCTGCCGGACTTAGGTGCCTCTTGAGTGGCACTTAGGTCTCTGTCTAGTGTCACCTCTATGGATGTTCGGACGCCCAGGGAAGCCAGTTCGGTGGCTATGGATGCCCGCAGAATGGGGGATCGGATCGATTCGGCGGTTGCGATGACGGCTTGAACGCGTTGCGAGTGCTTGTAGCCGCCGTCCCACTTCGCGAACGTGCGCACTAGAAGCTCCTCGGTGTCCTCATCAACTAGGACATACCGTGCACGCTCTAGTTCGGTCAGCCACGCAGGAAAGTCGTCCCGCTCCTGCGTGGCGACTGTTTTGGACCAGCGTCGCCGCGTCAACGCGAGAGTCCCACAGGCCGCGATATCCGGTTGGGTGACGAGCATGAAGTAAGTACGTTGGGCACCGGCCGACAGCGCGCAAAACTCTGGGTCCAGCCATATAGCCGTGACGATGTTCCCGTATGTCCGGGCCATATCAAAGGCTGTCCTGCGCTAGGCCACGGCTGAGCATTAATTCATGCCAGTTGGTCCTAGGCCCCCAGAGTTTCCCGTAAAGATGAAACGTCCACGAGTGCGCTTGTAGCGGGGTGCGGATACGGTCCACGTCGATAGAGTAGGAGGCGCCGTCGGCGTTCGCCTCGTCGCAAGCGAAGTGGGTTACGTGCCAACTCGGCTCATCGTCACGGCGCGCTACTAGGTCGAGGATGTCTATCGGCCCGCTGTCTCCCGAGTCGTCTTGCTTGCTGGCTTTCTGGATGTCAATCCAAGTGATCCACACGGAGCCTTCGCCGTCGCCTACGGTCAGATCGCATGTTTGGCAGGTCCATGTCGCGATCATGAGTTGACTTCATCCGCCGTGAACATGGCGACTAAATCAGCTACGACCTGTTCGGGGGTGTCCCGTAACGCAAGTAACTGTAGGAATGCGACCCGATCCAACTTGATCGTTTTGCGTTCTGACAGGACCATGCGGCGCAGGTGTCCGTTCTGCCAGTCCGTGCCGTTAGCGCTGGATACGCCACTTGGCGTCAGCGGGCCTACGAGTGGCTCCAGTCGGGCCGGCGCAGATGGGCCGTTGACGGACGATGGATGGCTCATGCGTTGCCTCCGAAGATTTCGTCAATTGATGCGCCGTCGATCGCCATGGCCAACTCGCGGAAAGTTTGAGCAATGAACCGTTCGTACGACATCAATGGCTTATCGCCTTCAGTAAGGGCGATTCGGGCGCCGACCTCGTCATACACATCCGCTAAGTCGACATCCAGCGCGGACCTTCCTGCCGGGCTGGCGTCTAGTCGAGTTTCACGGAGTTTGCCCGTCACCTCGACACTAGTCTGTGTTGTCTCAGTGCACTCAACGATCTGATCGATGCTGTACCCCAAGAGGGCCATCTTCACGGCGACCATTGTCTTCATCATGAAAGCCGCGCGGGCCGCCAGATCTTCTATCTCTAGACGCATTGGGACGCGGTGTTTCAAGATCGAGTGGCACAGAATGATGCGCTCCTCGGTCCTTCTGGTCCCTCTTCGCGCTACTGCGCGGGAGGAATTTTCGCCGCGTGTGACTGGTTCTAGATGGCTAGGGTTACAGCAGCGGCGGTGTAGGCAGGCTCGACCTCCGGGGCACCGGTAGTCACGCGTATGACACAGATGGTCGAGTGTGAACTCCGGAGGGATGTGACCCCCGGCCACTTTATAGGCCTGCCGATGCATGTATTCTTGATTGGATTTGTAGCTACCTGTCCCGTAGCCCTCGGGACTTAGGGAGCCCAGCCACGGCCAGCAGGCGGCATTCCCTCCGCTGGTGTCTACATACTCCCAAAAGGCGTCACCCGAGAGCCAGAGTTGCGGGGTTGACTCAGAGTTGGCGGGGACTGCTAAGCTAGCCATAGGGCTTGCCCTTCCGTGTCGGGCGGTCTGGAGCGTAAGGCGGCGGTGGCCTGGTGAGCCCCGCCGCCGCTTCATTTCCCGCGAGCGTTCGCCCAGATTAGCCGTTGATCGTCGCTGGGTCTAGCTATGCGGCTGTGTCGTTCGGGAGCTGCCTCAGCTTCCCGCCCCGCAGCACCCACCGCCGTACCATGCCTTTGTTGCCGTGGTAGGTGTAGATGCCGCCGGAGGCGCCGTCACGCTTGTCCTCCAGCCCGTCGACTAGGCAGGGGGTACGTGAGGGGCACCCCGCGCATCTCGTGAGCGCAGCGGTCACTACAGCCTCGTCGGTGCGGCCCCACCGTTCAACACCCCGGGGTGGGGTGATCCCGTCAGCCTGATCCTCGCCACCACACGCGGCGACGTCCAGCCAGCTCACGCTGGCCTCGCGAGCAGTTCAGCGCGGATGGCGTCTAGATTCTCCGGATACCAGAGCCGGCCGTCTGCCCCGGCTGCGTCTAACCATGCCTGCTGTTTCACGGTGGGTTTGTTCCGGCCCACTTTCAACTCCACCATGAGCACACCCCGGTCCGCTCGGGCTAGGATCAGGTCTCCCAGCCCGCTGTCACCCTGATACGGGACTGTGTAGCGGCCGTCGCCGAGCATCACGTTCCGGATGTGAACAGCTCTCCACTGCCCCCACTTGGCTATCTGTAGGACCGTGGTGGTGAAAATAGCCTCTGTCATTGGCTTCGATGGTGTGGTGAACTGCATGGGGAGCGGTCCTCTCCTCAGGATTCGTCGAACAGGGGCAGCTGCCTAGCGGCCTGCGGTGCCGGAATGTCAGAGTCGAGCGTGGCGAGAACCTTGGCTTCTTTCCGAGACTTCTTGATTTCCAGGTAGAGGCCATACGCGTCGGACTTCGGCTGAGCCTGCCCGAGCCCCTTACACCAATGGTCGTTGCGGAGCAGGACTTTGGCCATGCGTCGCCAAGATGGGGCCCACTGCTTCGCCTCCAGCACCCGTGGGGCCTCATCGGGGATCGTGGTATACCCCCGGCCCTTCCACCCCTTGATGAAGCGCCGGAACCGGTCAATGTAGTGGTCCCGCGAGTTTGCAGGAAGACTCGACAGGAGCAAGTTCGTAAACGACTTCCATGTGTGCCCTGGCGGTAGGGTGATCGCACCGTACCCGGCCACGTTGCCCTTCTCTTCAACATACAGGGCCCCCGTGTTGACCCCGTTTACGCGGGCGATCAGCTTGTACCACGTCTCCGGTTCGAGGATGTGATACAGCCACAACCCTTGCCGCTGATCGTCGCCGTAAGGCTGGCATAGCCGCTGTTTCGACAACGGCACGCCAGCCTTTTGCATCAGGTCGTAGATGGTGTTGTGCGGAAGGTCCGGGAACTTGGCATGGAACCGCCAGATGTCCTCCGTGGCCCAGTCGTAGATCGGGTAGGCGTTGTACAACTGGCTACCTTGCCCGGTAGTCCATCGTTTCCCGTCGGCCATCGGCTTCTGCGACCAGCGGACTATTGTCCCGAGCCGGTGCAGCGACTCGTCGGCCCTGATTCCGATGAACCCTACGGTCGGCTTGCCCTGCCCATACCACTTGCCCCAGATGACCATGAATTCTTCGAACTCCATGCCGGGGACGAACCACTCGTACTCCACTGTGGCATCCGTGGGCTTTTCGCGGACCCACACGTCGCGTTTCGACTCGTCCCAGCACGTCCACTGCGGCTCGTAGTTGGTGACGGCGTTGCGCAGGTTCAGTGGAATGCACACCCAGTGCAGGTCGATGTGATCGCGGTACAAGTCAACGCACCGTTGGATGTGGTCGACAGTCGCCTTGTACTGAGCCTCCATGTCGATGATGAAAACCCCGACGCGCCGGCCCCGTTTGATGGCCTCATCCATGACCAGGTGCAGCATGACCGTCGAGTCCTTGCCGCCCGAGAACGACACGTACAGGCGCTCGAACCGCTCGAATGACCAGGCGATGCGCTCGCGTGAGGCTTGAATGACGGTCTTATCCGGGTTGTAAACCTTGCGTGCATCCATCTTAATAGAGCTCCGGTTGTGTCTTACGTTCGGCGTCTCTGAGCGTCGGTAGTTCGGCCTCGCCGTGGGCCGTCAGCCACCGGTTGAGGTACTCGAAGGCCGCCAAGTTGGCCCGGTGCTGCTCCTCCTTGGTGAGCAGGCTAAAGCCGTTGCAGTACGTGGAAGGGATGCCGGTTGCGTAGCACATGGAAGCCTGCCCGAGCCACGCAATCCGATTCATCCGGTCATTGGTGAGGTAGTGCTCGCAGGAGTTCGGCCACTCGTGCAGGACCTCTTCCAGCGCCTCGCGGAAGCGGGGGATGTCGCGCAGGAAGTCTGCGTACATCGTGCGGCACTCCGTATCCGTATAACCCTTATCCCTCGCCGACGACTCGTAGAAGCCTGCTGGGTAGCATTCCCATTCATTCCAAGTGTGGTAAATGCGCTTCACGATTCCTCCGGGAAGTTCAGGCGGGCGAACTCGCCGAAGAGTTCACGCATCGGCGTCACCCCCGAGTAGCGCGCGGTCTTCAGCGAGGGCCCGATCATCAATATCCGATTCGTCCAGGCCCTCGAAGTCCTCGTCGTCATCGATGGCGTCCCATGACGCCGAGAATTCCTCATCCGAGAACAATTCCGCCAGGCCACTGATCTGACACAGCCGCAGGACCTCGTCAGGCTCCATGCCTAGGTTTTGGCCGATCCTGTCGCTGGACCAGTTTCGGCGCTTGAGTTCGACCACGATATCCGACATGGCGGCGACGGCGTGCTTCCCCCGGGCCCGGTTGTGGCGGATCGTGGACGCCATCCGGTCCTCGGTGTCGACACGGTCGGAGCGGATCTGCACGACCGGGAGATAGCCGTGGAGGCGGTCCTGAATGGCGGGGTATTCCTTACCGACACGGTGCCGGTGGAAGCCGTCGATGACTTCTAGATGGTCGCCTTCCTGGTTGGAGACGATCGGCTGAGTAAATCCGTCGGCATCGATGGATAAGCGTAGTAGTTCCATTTCGGGGGGCGCGACGACGTTCGGGTTGTACGCGTTACCTTGCACCGTTTCGTTGGGTACCCAGCGAACGTAATCCACTGGCTCGCCAGCGAACGGTGACGCCACATGCAGCAGCGCGCGAGTCTCGTTCAGCGCAGCGACCCGGTCCGGCAACTCACCTGCTGCGATCTCCTCCGCGATCACGGCTTGCAACGCGGCGAGGTTTTCGGGGCGCATCTATACGGCCTTCCGGATGGGCATAGCGATCTGCGTGGCGGGTTCTTTCGGGGCGCCGATCCCGACGGGCATCTTCGCTGATTTCTGCGTGAACTGGATCGGGTCCGTGTCGGCGGCGGCGACAGCGGCGAGCAGGAAATCGGCGCTGACTACCCACTCAAGGGGTTCCGTGCCGGTGTAGTCGGTGAGGGGGCACGGGACGGCTGAGTCACCGGAATGGGCGGACACTGCGCGTACGAGTAGCTCATCGGTGGTGACAGTGAGCAGCAGGTGCCGGGCCCCGGTATCGGTAACGTCAGCGACCGTCACGGCCTGTTTGATCGCGGTCGTCAGGTCGTCACGGTCGAACATGTAGGTGACCCCCGCGTCGGGGTTGATGCCGTCGAACAGTGGCCGCCACTGCACCCACCCGCCGCCCCGCGACGCGGACAGCGCGGTCGTGATGACAGTGGTGCCGTCCGTGAGGGACAGGCGGGAGTCGGACGCCCCGATGGTGACGGTGTCCCCGGTCAAACCACGGGTCACCGCGAGCAGTTTCCCGGCGGGGGTGAGCACAAAATCCGGTGCCTCACTGTCGGTGCGCTCCCAGGGGAGTAGCGCGGTGTGCAGCCGGTATTTGTCGGTCGCCACCACATCTAGGGTGTCACCGAATCCGAGGTGGATGGCGTGCAACGGAATGTCGATGCTCACCTTGTCGGATGCTGCGGGCGCGACTCGCTCCACGGCGTCCATGAACGCCTGAGTGTTGACAGTGCCGACTGTGGGAAGCGGTCCGGGGGAGGCAGGGAACGCGTCAGCGGTCATCAACGGCAGCCGCCACACTGCCTTCCCGGCGCTGACGGTGAGCCGGCCGTCCTCCGTGGTGAGGGTTACTGTCGCCGCACCGACCACGGCCAGGATTTGGGAGAGCAGCCGGTGGGAGACGAGCGCCACCCCGGCGTCCTCAACCCTCGCGTTCACGTGGGTGGTGACTTCCGCTTCGTAGTCGAACCCCCGCAGCACAATCGTGTCCGGCTCGTCCCCGGCGGTGATCAACACTCCGGCGAGGATCGGCATCGCGGGCTTACCTGAGATAGCGGGGGCGCATACTTTCACCCCGGCGAGGATCGCCGACGTGGGGCAGGTGATCAGCACAAGGACACCGACAGCGGAGCGGGACCCTGCGGCAGCCGCGCCACGTGGGCCAACTCCCGGCACGGTTCCTCGGTGCAGGTCCGCAGGGGTACCGGGCCGTGCAGCTTTTCGTGCGCGATATGCACGGCCGCCTCCAACGCATGCACGTACTCGTCCTGCGGGTCAGGCTCAGGTTCGGCGGCCAACTCCTGCGCAGTGGCGACTGCCTCTATCGCAGAGTCGGCAGCGTGCTGCAGGTCGTTGGCTGCGCGTCGCCAGTCCCGCTCAATTGCGGTCAGCCTGTCGATATCTGGTTTCGTCATCCCGTCTCCCATGAGTGTTTGAGTAGCCCCAGCTCATACCCCCAGGGCGGTTCCAACGTGAGTTCCTGATTGTGCGGCCAGCACACCATCCTGATGTTGTCCGGGTCTGTAATTGACCCTCCGCGTGCCCTCGTCAGCGGTTCATGAGGGCTGTCCCCGATCCGGTCACACCACGGAACAGCGCAGACCACCGCGCCGTCCGGGTGTGCCGCTGCGATGACCTGCCGCCTCTCGCGGTTCTCCCGCTGCCTTCGTAGCGACACCGCCCGTAACGGTGTGCGGGTGACCAGCCGGGCCGTGGATCTGAGCGGTGTCTTAGCCTTGAGCGGCTTCGTGGTTTTCAGCGGTGTGCGCCTAGGAAGAAATCCGCCGCGTTTCATGATCGTCAGTCTAGTAGAACTAGTGACTGGTAGTCAATGGGGCATCGGTGGGTTGCCAGCCGCCGCATTCCCGGCAGTACCGCCACGACACCCCTCCCACTTTCACGATCCGGGTGACCCGGTGCGGGTTGTAACCCACCGTGGGGACGTCCTCGCGCCAGGAGACGGCGGCCGGCAGGTCGTAGCCGTTGAACGGATGCCACTTCATGAGTCGCCCCCGTAAGAGAGTGTCTTGAATTCAGCGCGGACAGTTGCACCGTAGGTTCTGCCGACGTCGATGCGGGTGTCGATGGCTCGGATCTCCTGACGCAGCACCCGCACGAGCGCCTCTGCTACGAGGGCGTCCTGTTCCTGCCGGTCTGCCGCGACCCGGGCTTTATGCTTGCGAAGTTCCATGGCGCCGTCAGCGGCGAGGAACGCGCGGGATTCGGCAATATCGGCAGCGTGGCGTTTCTCGGCCATGTCCCGTTCCGCGAGTTTCAACGCCGACACGGTCCGGTCAAGCTGCGCGGTCAGTTCCCCGAGTTGCCGGACTACTTCTAGCGGCGTGAGTTGCTCCATCATCGTTCCTTGTTGAACGCGACAGCCCGGACCGTGGACACTGTCTTGCCTTCGCCACGGTAGGACTCTAGGTCGGCAGCCGGCGCCAGGTCGGCCACGGCGGCGCTGTAGTTGACGCTGCCCTTCCGGGGCGAGTGGGTGACACTCACACCATGCCCACGTGTGGGACGGCCGTCAGCCAGCTTCAGGACCGCGTCCCGGGCCGACGCGGCGACACGCTCAGCCGCTTTCAACTCGACGAGGGCGTCCAGGTAGTCGGTCGCCGCTAGCTGCCATTCCTCATCGGTGCGTTGGTTCACGAGCGGCGCGAGGTACGGGGCGGACCGTTCCGGGTCTGCGACGATCCAGTCGACTTCCTCCATGAACGCGACGAACGTATCCAGCACCGAGGGGAGCCATAGCGGGTCATGCTCCACGCGGGAAGGGACCGCGCCCGTCGACTGCTTCCAGACGACCAAATCGCCCCACTTGCGGCCGGTGCATTCCAGTTGAACTCGTATCTGCGCCTCATAGTCGGGCCGCTGATCGACGTGCGTGTACCGGGCCCGTTCCGGGGGACATTTTACTTCAAGCACCCCATCGTCCCCTATAAGGGCATCTGGCGTCGCAGAGAGCCATGGATAGTCGGGGTGCACGAATCCCGCTTGGTAGCTGTGGGTGAGAACACCGCGTAGCCGCTCGTAGGCGGTGATCGCATCCAGTTCATGGTCCAACCCATA